CCATCTCTATCGCAGGATGGACATACTTCGTCAATCCATCGACCTACCTCTTCATGGATACTGGTTACAAGTATCAGTATGATCGGTACAACAATATTTACCGTTGGATTCCTCTGAATGGTGATACCGCCGGAACACGAGCCTATACAAATGGTATTTCTGCACCATGGTTCTCAAATGCCGGTATCAATAACGGTCAGATCAATAATGTAACCAAGATTGCTTACAATCCCGGTGAAACTGATCGAGATTATCTATACCCACTCGGTATTAACCCCGTCATCACCGAGGCCGGTTATGGAACATATCTTGACGGTGACCGAATGTTCACAATTCAGTCAACAGCCTTTAATCGTATCAACGTTCGAGGATTGTTCATCTACTGTGAACAGAGTATTGTTAACGCAACCAAGACAATCCTATTCAGTATCAATGACGTGTTCACACAGAATCAATTTAAGAATATGGTCAATCCATTCCTTAAGGGTATTGTGGGTGCTCGTGGTATCACAGACTTCATCGTCGTCTGCGATGCAACAAACAATACTCCACAGGTTGTTGATGCAAATCAGTTCGTTGCTGGTATCTACATCAAGCCAGCGCGTGTTATTGACTTCATCCGTCTTGACTTCGTGGCCGTCAGTGACTCCGTTTCATTCTCTGAAATAGAAAACCCAAGCTACTGAGACACTATACTTTCTAATAAATAATAAAAAAGTCAAGGAGAAATAAATGGCATTCGATCTAAATAACTTCATTTCACAAGGGCTAATCTACGGCGGGGCCAGAACTAGCAAGTTTGACGTCCAGCTTACTCTACCACCAGCATTGGCTTCGGTAGATTCGGGTGGTCTTGCGGTGAAGAAATTAAACTTCACATGCAAGGCATCATCAATTCCTACCTTCCGCGTGGGTGTTGTTCAGATTCCTTACTTCGGTAGAAAGATCAAGTCTGCTGGCGATAGAGTCTGGGAAGACTGGCATATTACAGTCATGATGGATGAAGATTATACCACACGCGCCTTGTTCGAAGCATGGAATAATGCCATCAATCGTCTTGAATCCAACGTCATGCAGGCGTCTCTTGACGGAGAAGCCTACAAGGCAATGTGGACAATTACTCACTATTCCAAGGATGGAAGCCCAATCCGTGTATACGAAATCATCAACGGATGGCCTTCGACTGTTGGTCCTATCGCCCTAGATTGGGACGGAACCGACAGAATTGCACAATTTGACGTTACTGTTCCCATGGATAACTTTGCACCAACTTCGGGCGGTGAGAATGTCTGGACGAATTCTTCTACGATCACCTATTTTGGTCAGATTGATACTGTCGGCTGATAATAATTAAAAAGAAATGCCGACAAACTAGGGGGAGCCTTTTGGGCTCCCTTTTTTTAATTATTGGTCACCACTTAGGGCGATGAGACGGTTCACTAGCAACCGTTCAAAGTCGATAATCGACTCCTTCATCACATCCAGCAAGGCAAGATCATCACCTATAGTCTTAACATCATCATAATTTTCTTCGGTGACATCCTTAAAGAATATACCAGATAAGGCGAGTGCAGCACCAAACTTGTTGGCATATTGAGAAATATTCATGATAGTTCCTCCAACTTCTTTTCAACATGGAGACGAAGAGAATTCTGAAAATTATCCAGACTATACTGAATCATGGCGGAAATATTGATCAGATATAAGACGACTAGAGGATCATTCAGGTCGGCTTCCTTAACAACTTGAAAAGCCTCTCCACTTATGGCAAATCTCTTCCCAATTTCAACAACTTCGTTATGCAAATCACCCATTTGAATTCCTTTCATATTTGAGTCTGGGTATCTTACTCCCCTCGTTTTAGAATGTCAACAGAAATTCAATAAATAAAAGATACCAATTTATAAAGGGATTTTAATGTCGATTATCGGAAAATTATTTGGATTTGAGTTTCAGCGTGTTCCCCAGACTTACGAGACCGATCCAATCGCCAACGCGGCTATCAGTTTCGTTGAGAGAAACACCGAAGAAACAGCCGCGATTATCAGCGCCAGCGCCTCATATGGCACCTATGTCGATCTTCAGGGCGTCATCAAGACCGAGGCCGAGCTAATCACCAAATACCGAGACATGTTGGTTCAGCCCGAAGTAGATAACGCCGTGGACGAGATTATCAATGATTCTCTTTCCACCGACGAAGAATTCATCGTCAAGATCGACCTAGACGATCTTCCTCTCGACCCTCAGTCCAAGGAAATCATCGAGGCCGAATTTCAACAAGTCATGAAGCTTCTCGATTTTAAATTCCATGCCTATAATATTTACAAGAGATGGTATGTCGATGGCCGACTCTATTATGACGTTATCATCGACAACAAGCATCCAGAAGAGGGAATCAAGGAACTTCGTTATATCGATCCTCGCAAGATTAGAGAAATTAAAGAAGTCGAACCTCAGAAACTAGGCAACAACACCAACCTCCAACAGTCCATCGACGTAACCACAACCAAGAATTCATATTTTCTTTATAATGAAAAGGGATTTGGAGGGACGAACAAGACTTCTCCTAGCCTTCAGGGAACCGGCGCGGCAGGCCTAAGAATCACCAAGGATAAGATCATCCATGTTCCATCGGGTCTTACCGACGTTAACGGCTCCATGGGTATTGGTTATCTTCATAAGGCCATCAAGATTCTCAACCAACTTCGAACCATCGAAGACTCACTAATCATTTATAGATTGGCTAGGGCTCCAGAACGAAGAGTCTGGTATGTTGACGTGGGTGAAATGCCGAAGGCCAAGGCAGAACAGTATGTCAGAGACGTGATGATCAGTCAGAAGAATCGTCTGATCTACGACGCCGACACAGGCAGCGTCAGAGATGACCGTAAGTTCATGACCATGTTGGAAGATTACTGGCTCCCCAAGAGAGCCGATGGATCAGGAACACAGGTCACAACACTGGCCGGTGGCGCGACACTTGGTCAGCTTGATGATATTCTTTATTTTCAGAAGCAGCTTTATAATTCTCTCAATGTTCCTATGGATCGTTTGAATCCTGATTCACCTTTCATGTTGGGTCGATCACAGGAAGTAAGCCGCGATGAAATTAAATTTGACAAATTCATCACTCGGCTGCGTCAACAGTTCTCACTTCTATTTACAAGAGCCCTAGAGAAGCAGATCGTCCTGAAGGGATACATGACCATCGAAGAATGGCATGAGTATCAGAAGGATATCAAGTACGAATTCGCTCGTGACAATAACTTTGCCGAACTAAAAGATTCGGAACTCATCGCCAACCGTCTTCAGACCCTCACAATGATACAGCCTTTCATCGGAGTATATTTCTCACATAAACAGGTTCGTCGTGAAATTCTCAAGCAGACCGATGAGGATATTGAGAAGATTACACAGGAAATCTCTGAAGAGATGACCGACCCACTTTACCAGATGGCAGCACAACAGCAGCAGGGTGGGGAAGAGGGTGGCGGTGAAGAGCAAGCACCAGAGGGTGGCGGTGATTCTGGTGGTGGAGGCGACAGCGCCAATACCCAGAAATATAAAACAGAAGAAAAACTGGACAAGGCCCAACACATTATTCAGGCGTTGAAAGACGTTAAGGGTAAGACGCCGGGAGAAATTTCCAAGCTTCGAAGCGCCGCACAGGTCGTCGCCAAGGCAGGCGGAAGCAAGAAGTAAGAAATAATAAATATTATAAAGAATTCAAGGAGAATCACAGATGGCATCTAAAAACGAAGCATACAACGCACTTTTGTCAACCGTTCTTAATAAGGAGCCCGTCGCATTCAAGGGCATCTTCGAAGAATTGATTCGCGAAAAGGTAACTCAATATGTGGCCGTTGTCAAGGAAGACCTTCATAAGGAAATCTTCAATATCAAAGAAACTGACGATACCAAGGGCGACGAAGAACCTGATACTGATGGTGATGACGGAGAAGACGCGCCTGCTACCGACGACAAGAAATAAGATTTAAGGATCACTCCATTGGAAACATTTAAAGAAATTCTTGAAGCCAAGGTCACTCGAAATCTAACCGACACCTATCCGGCTGCTAAGGGTGAACAAAAATTTGTCGATAAGCATATTCAGATGGATATTCTAAAGAACTTTCGCCAGAAGGGTAATGATGAATTGTTCAACGGGAAGATCGTCAAGACCTTCCCACGTAAGAAGAATCGTTTCGGTAATGACGAGACAGCTTCTATTGTGAAATATGAATCAGAAGAAGTCGTGGAAGCCACAATCAATCCTCCGGTGGTCGGCAAGCGTAAGAAGATTAAGAATTCACAGCGTCATGTCTATGTCGATGGCAAGTATGCTGGCACCGCCACATGGTCAAAGACAAATAATGATGCCCTCAAGTCATGGGTCAAGGAACATCCCGGTTCCCACTCAACGAAGATCAAGGTAGCCCACGAATCAGAAGAGATTACAGAAATTTCAAAGGATAAGTTGAATAATTATGTAACCAGAGCAAAGGAAGCCAGAGATTCTGATCTAGAAGACCTGAATAAAATGGCAGGAAAATATGTTGGGGGAAAATTGCCTCAATTCAATAAAATAAAGGATTCTTTTGAAAAGAATATCAAAAAGTCTCAGCTAGGTATCAATAAGGCAGAAAAATTCCTAAATAAAAAATCTGTTGAAGAGGATGTTGTTCTTGAAGACGCGGCGAAGGGAACCATCAAGAGTTTCGCCAACTCTGACGGAAAGATGAAGCAGTCTGACTCCATCGACAAGGCAGACGGCAAGGATAAGGTCAAGGAATACATTTTCAATCTAAGAAAGAAGAAGAAATAATGGCATCAGTAATCAAGGTATTAGGTTCAGAACAAACCTTTACAGTCGCCAACACATTTTCACCTGACGTGTCTACTGCTGTCGGTGGATGGAATGTTGTAAGAGTATTAAATACAGCAACAGTGGTGGGTGTTATTACTATCAATAGTACACCATCCGCCAACATCACCATTGCTGGTGGTGGTGAGTTAATTATTGAAAAGGCTGCAAACACAACCATGACAGGAAGCGCGGCTACTCTACTCGGCGTCTCTATCGCCTTCAAAAATAACTAAGGATTAACCCAGCCATGAAATTTCTAGCAGAAATACAGGAAAATGCAAAATACATCACGGAAGGCACAGGTGCCGATAAGAAGCATTACTTCCATGGTCTATTTCTAGAATTCGACGCCTTCAACAAGAATCGTCGTCGTTATATCTCAGAAATCCACGATCCTGTCGTCAAGAAATACATCGAGGAAAAGGTTAATTCCAATCGCGCCTTCGGAGAGTTGGATCATCCAGATGGTCCTACCATCAATCTAAAGAATGTCTCTCATATTGTAAAAGAAATGCATAAGGAAGGCAAGGACTGGCACGGTAAGGCCGAGCTAACCAACACACCTTCCGGGAACATAGTCAAGGGTCTATTCGAATCTGACGCCAACCTAGGTGTGTCTTCTCGTGGTCTTGGTTCATTAAAAGAAAATGGTCAGGGATACGACGTGGGATCGGATTATAAACTTATCACGGCGAATGACGTGGTTTCCGATCCATCCGCACATGGAGCCTTCATCAAGGGCATCATGGAGAACGTAGAGTGGTTCTATGATGAATCTACCGGCACATGGTTGGCGGAAAATTCAGACGCATTGAAGAAACAGGTCCATAAAATGACCATAAAAGAGATTGAAGAGAAGAAGACTATCATGTTTGAGAAGTTCTTGTCAAGATTAAAAACCCAGATATAATAAATAAAAATAAAGGTCAAGGAGATTTAAATGTCAGACAATACAGCATATGTGATCACGAACATCAAGAGCAATTTGAACGGCGTGATTTCACAGATTGATGAAAATAATCTTTCCATCCTATGGGAAGACGAGAAGGAAGAAAAATTCACTTCTGCCCAGCTTGATGAAATGGTTTCTACCGGAAAATTTGAAGTTCAGGAAGTCGATCTTGATGAAGACGAAGGGTCGGCAGCAGCCAAGACAATCCAGACACATGCAACGGCAGACGCCAATAACGGCGACGCAGACGGCAATCCGAAGACACGTATCGACTGGATCAAGGCCATCGTTGGGAGTCTTGGGCAGCTAGACCTTACATCACTTGCAGGACTTCAGGACGAAATTCTCGCCCAGATCGGTGGAGAAGGTGATCGTGCTGGTCTTGGCGACAAGGTAAAGGGAAATCAGGCATCTATCGCCATGAAACCTTCAGCAGCCATGGAATCAGTTCAGCTTCAGAAGGAAGAGATGGATACACTATTTGGTGAATCTGACCTTACCGAAGAATTCAAGGCCAAGCTGGGAACACTTTTCGAAAGCGCCGTCACTCTACGACTTACCGAAGAGATGATCAAGCTAGAAGAACAGTTTGAATCCAAGCTTCAGGAATCAATTGAGGCCATCACAGAAGACCTAGTGGAAACCATCGACAGTTACTTTGGTCATATTACTGAAGAGTGGATGACAGATAACGAAGTTGCCATCGAGTCAACACTACGTAACGAACTAACCACAGAATTTATTGATGGTCTGAAGACTCTATTTCAGGAGCATTACATCGAAATTCCTGACGAACGTCTCGACGTTTACGAAAGTCTTGTTACCGACTATAACAAGTCAACAGAAGAACTAAACAAGGCCGTGAACGAAAGCCTCGCCAAGGACAAGCAAATTAATTCTTTCAAGAAAGATAAGATTGTAGCGGAAGCCACAGTAACTCTTACTCTCCCTGAAAGACAGAAGCTTAAGACAGTTCTTGAAAACGTTGACTTTGAGAATGAGGAATCATTCAGGGCCAAAGTCAAGACCATCAAGGAAGGTCTAGTTAAGTCAGTCACCAAGGATTCGAATATTGTTACCGAGAATCTTGTAACCGACACCAATATTGTTTCTGAAACTGTTGACCCTTCAATGAAGTCAGCAATGGATGCAATCGCCAAGAACAAGAGATTCAGTTCCGGCACGTTCTAATTCTTAAAAAAACAAAAATAATAAATAAAATTAAAGAATAACAAGGAGAAGAAAAAATGAGTTACCTAGCAGAATCACCTTCAGAAACACTCACAAAGAAGTGGGCTCCAATTCTAGAGCATACTGATCTTGATCCAATCAAGAATAACTACCGAAAGGCGGTTACTGCTCGTCTTCTTGAAAATACCAAGAATGCGACTCGTGAAGCCAAGAACATGGGGATGGGCTTCGGTCTCATGAACGAAGAATTCCCAACCAACGCGATGGGTTCTTCATCTTCAACAACGGGTTCGGGTCCAATCGATACCTTCGATCCAATCCTAATCTCGCTCGTTCGTCGTACAATGCCTAATCTTATTGCTTATGACATTTGCGGTGTTCAGCCAATGACTGGTCCAACAGGCCTAATCTTCGCGCTTCGTTCACGTTACGGTTCAATGTCTGGAACTGAAAACTTCTACAACGAAGTAAATACTGGTTGGTCAACATTCCCCGGCGCTAACGTAACTGTTAACGGTGCTGGTGGTGCTGGTTACGCCAACTCAACAGTCCCCGGTGGTGCTGCTGGTAACCTTTCAGGTCTTCCCGGTGTTTCAAACAACGCTGGTAACTCAACATATAACTACGCTGGTGGTATGAATACAGCAGCAGCCGAAGGTCTTGGATTCGGTAACTCAGTATTCCCAGAAATCGCCATCAGTATTGAAAAGACGACAGTCAACGCCAAGGAGCGTGGATTGAAGGCCGAATACTCAATCGAACTTGCACAGGACTTACGTGCTGTTCATGGTCTCGACGCCGAGTCACTTCTATCTGACTTCTTGTCGGCGGAACTACTTGCCGAAATCAACCGTGAAGTTGTTCGTACAATTAACGTTACTGCTTCTGTTGGTGCTCAGTCTGGTACGACTGCAACCGGCGTGTTCGATCTTGACCTTGATTCCGATGGACGTTGGATGATTGAAAAGTTCAAGGGTCTTATGTTCCGTCTCGACCTAGAAGCCAACGCAATTGCCAAGAATACTCGACGTGGCAAGGGTAACTTCCTAATCTGCTCTTCAAACGTGGCTTCTGCTCTTCA